GCCCTGGCCAGGGAGTTGAGCACGGCCGCATGTTCGTGGCCAACGGCGCGGCCTTCGGGCCATCGGGTCTGATCCCCTTTGCATCCGGGGGCATCGTCAACCGGCCAACGGTTTTCCCCTTTGCCGGCGGCACGGGTTTGATGGGCGAGGCCGGCCCCGAGGCCATCATGCCGCTTTCCCGCGGCGCGGACGGCAAGCTCGGGGTTGCCGGCGGCGGCGGCACGACCATCGTCTATGCGCCCAACATCAGCGCCGTGGATTCGCGCTCCGTGGCCGAGCTGATCGTGGGGCAAAAAAACGTCATCATCGGCCTGATCACCCAGGCGGCCAACAGCCGCTCGCGCTACGGGCCGACGGGAAGATAACGCCATGGCCACTTTCCCCAGCCCGACCCTGCTGCAAAACATCAAGATCACCTCCTGGTCGCCCACGCTGATCTCCCAGGCCCACAACCTCAACCGCCAGGTGAGATCCAAGGGCGCCCACCGCTGGATCATCGAGGCCGAGCTGCCGGACAACCTCACCAGGGCCGAGGCCGCGCCGATCGCCGCTTTTCTGGCGGCTTTGCGCGGCCAGTACACGGCTTTTGATATTGCGCTGCCGGTGATCGGCACCACGCGCGGGGCCGGCGGCGGCACCCCGCTGGTGGACGGCGCGGCCCAGACCGGGCGCACGGTCAACACCAAGGGCTGGCCCAACTCCACGGCCATCCTCAAGGCCGGCGATTTTGTCATCTTTGCCGGCCATTACAAGGTTTACATGCTCACGGCAGATGCCAGCTCGGACGGCTCCGGCGATGCCGCCTTGTCCCTCGAGCCGGCCCTGTTCGCCAGCCCGGCAGACGGGGCCGCCGTGACCGTTTCCGGGGTCTCCTGGCGGGTGGCTCTGACCGACGACAAAACCCCGTTATCCATAGCCCCGGTGCTTTACTCCTTTGACACCCTGACCATGATCGAGGCCCCCAATGGATAGATCCGTTGGCGCCGCGGTCCTTACCGAGCTCGCCAAGACCGCCAACCAGCCCGTGCACCTGGTGGCCATCGAGTTCGACGAGGGCTGGGTCTATATGTGCGACGGGTTCCGGGACATCACCTGGGACGGCCACACCTGGACCGCCGTGGGCTATTTTCTCGGATTCACCGACATCGAGGAGTCCGCCACGCTGCAAGTGGCAAGCGTCACGGTGTCGCTCTCCGGGATCGATCAATCCTATGTCGCCGCCTTTTTGCAGGAGGCCTACCTGGACCGCCAGGTGAAGATCCACAAGGCGTTTTTGGATGCTGACATGGACCTGGTGAGTGCCCCTTTTTTGATTTTCAACGGCCGCATCGACGCCCCGGTGATCGAGGAAGATCCGGACTCGGGCAAGTCCACCCTGGAGGTCAAGTGCTCGGATCACTGGGTGGATTTCGAGCGCATCCCGGGCCGGCACACCAACCACGCCGAGCAGCAGATCCACTTTCCGGGGGACAAGGGCTTTGAGTTCGCCGATCAGATCGTCAAGGCGATCAAGTGGGGGCGGGCATAATGAGCTGGAAAAGGCGATTCGGCAAGATTCTGGGGGCCGTGCTGTCCATCGGTGCGGTGATCGCCGGCGCGGTTTTCGGCGGCCCCGCCGCCGCGGCTCTTGGCCTGACGGCAATGTTCGGCGCCACCGCCGGCGCCGCGATCGCCGGGACCCTGATCGCCACGGCCATCTCAATCGGCGGCGGTGCCCTGCTCGGGCTCAACAAGCCCCAGGACGTGGCCGCATCGCTGGGCACCTCCTACGCGGCCCAGTCCCGCGAGATCCTGGGCAACAAGACCGGCACCAGCGCCCCGATTCCGGTGATCTACGGCACCCGCCGGGTGGGCGGCACCGTGGTGTATATGGCCACGACCGGCGCCAGCAATCAACATTTGCATTTCATTCTTGCGCTATGCGAGGGGACAATCAGCGCCATCAACACGGTTTATCTGGATGATAAGGCGTCTACTTCTGCCCGTTTTTCCGGCCATGTGAGAATAAACAAGCACCTGGGGTCCGACGGCCAGACCGCCGACGCGGACGCCGTGGCCGAGCTTTCCGGCTGGACCACCGATCACCGCCTGCGCGGGGTGGCCTACCTGTATGTCCGCTTGACCTACAACCAGGATGCCTTTACCGCTATCCCGACCATCACCGCCGACGTGGACGGACGCACCCTGTACGACCCGCGCTCCGCCACCACTGCTCACTCCCACAACCCGGTGCTGGCCATCCGCGACTATCTCACCAACACGCGCTACGGCCGTGGCATCCCCTCTGCGATGATCGACGATACCTTCAACGCGGCTGAAGCCGATTTTTGCGACCAATCGGTCACCATCGCCGGGGCCTCGGTCACCCGCTACACCTGCGACGGGGTGGTGGACACGTCACAGACCTCCATGGCCATTATGGAAAAGATGCTCTCCGCCTGCCGCGGGATGCTGGTATTTACCGCCGGCAAGTACCGGGTGGTGATCGACCGGGAGCGCACCCCGTCATCTTTCGCCTTTACCGAGGCCAACATCGTTGGCGCCTGGCAGATCGCCCTGGGCGACAAGCGCAACACCTTCAACCGAATCCGCGCGGATTTTTTCAACCCGGCCACCAACTGGCAACCGGACATCGCCGTGGTGGATTCCACGGTTTTGCGCGCCCTGGACAACGGCCTGCTGCTGGAGCGCGAGATCGAGCTGCCCTTCACCGCCCACGCGGGCCGGGCCGCCATGATCGCCGCCATCTGCCTCAACCAGTCCCGCCAGCAGATCACGGCCACGTTTACCGCAACGATCGCCGGGCTGCGCTGCGAGGTGGGCGACGTGGTCCCGATCACCCACACCACCCCGGGCTGGGCGGCCAAAAACTTTCTGATCCTGGGCATCGGCCTGAAGAACAACGACGAGGTCACCGTCACGGCCCGCGAGTACGACGCCACGGTTTATGATTACGGCACGATCGCCGCGGCCAACACGGCCCCGGACACCACCCTGCCGGACCCGTTTTCCGTCAGCCCGCCCACCAACCTCACCGTGGCCGAGTCGCTCTACGTCACCCGCGACGGCGCCGGGGTCAAGTGCCAGGTGGCCCTGGCCTGGACCGCCGCGGCCGAAACTTTCGTCACCCACTACCAGGTGGAGTACAAGCTGGATAGCGCTGCCACGTGGACCGTGGCGGGCTCTACCACGGCCGCCGCAATCACGTTGTTTGACTTTGACCCGGCCCGCTACGGTTTTCGCGTCAAAACCGTCAACACTTTTGGGGTCAGTTCGGCCTGGTGCCAGCACACCCAGGAAATCTTCGCGCTTACCGCCACGCCGGCCGATATCTCCAACCTTAGCTTGCAGGTGATCAACAACCAGGCCCACCTGTCATGGAACCAGTCGGCAGACGTGGACGTGCGCATCGGCGGCAAGATCCGCATCCGCCACAGCGCCGCCGGATCCCCGTCCTGGTCCAGCGCGCTTGACATCGGCCCGGCCGTGCCGGGGTCCGCCACCTCGGTGGTCTTGCCGGCTCTGTCGGGCACCTACCTGGTCAAGGCGGTGGACTCCACGGGCAAAGAGTCCGCCACGGCGGCCACGGTGACAACGAGCGTGCCCAACATCGTGACCATGAACGCGGTGGCGACCTCGACCCAGCCCACCGCTTTTGCCGGCGCCAAGACCGGCATGGCGGCCGTTGACAACGTGCTCAAGCTCAACGGGTCTGTCGATATCGACGACATTTTTGACGACATCGACGACCTGGACGACTGGGACGGCGCCGGCGGCCTGGAGGTCTCGGGGGTTTACGAGTTTGACGCCGCCGTGGATCTGGGCGCGGTGCACACATCCCGGGTGACCGCGGCCATCGAGGCGCTGTGCTACGAGATCACGGATTTAATCGACTCGCGGGCAGGCAACGTGGACGATTACAAGGACTGGGACGACAACGCGTTTTCGGACATCGTCCTGGCGCTGTACGTGGCCACCACCGACGACGATCCGGCCGGCGCGCCCTCCTGGTCCGCCTGGCGCCAGTTCGTGGTCGGAGACTACACCTGCCGGGGCTACAAGTTCAAGCTCACCGTGGCCACCGGAGCCACCACCCACCAGGTGGCCGTCAGCGCCCTTGCCGTCACCGTGGACGTGCCGGACCGGGTCCAGTCCGCCCACGGGGTCACCGTGCCGGTCACCGGCCTGGCGGTATCCTACGCCGCCGGGTTTTACGCCACCCCGGCCCTGGGCATCACGATCCAGGACGCGGCCACCGGCGACTACCCGGTGATTTCCGGCGCCGGGGCTTCCGGGTTTTCCGTGACCATCCGCAACGCCGCCGGCGCGGCGGTGGAACGACAAATCGACTACATGGCGAAAGGATATTGACCAATGAGCCAGCACGACATGAACATCGCCAACGCCGCCGGCGCCACCGTGCGCGCGGACATCAACGACGCCCTGGCGGCCCTGGTGACCCATTCTTCCGGCGCCAGCGCGCCCACCATCACGTTTGCCTACCAGACCTGGGCCGACACCAACACCGGCCTGCTCAAGATCCGCAACGCGGCCAACACCGACTGGGTGATCATCGGCACCCTGGCCAATCATTTTCTGGCGCCATCTGCGCCGGCCGCCGACAAAATGCGCTATTTTTCTGCTGCTACAACAGAAGCGCTGACAGACCTGACCTACACAGCACGCAAGCTCTTGGCTACTGATATGGGTGGCTTCGGCCAGTGTCGGCTTGGCTATACCGACGCGACCCACATCAAGCTCAGTCCCTATAAGGGGAACTTGATACCGGTCAAGACTGCTACGGGCTGGGAGGTTCGTGAGATTTCTTCAAGTGGGATTGACTTGGTTACTTCAACCAACGATGACGCTGGGTCTGCTATCGCTGCCAGCACTTTGTATTACGTTTATCTGTACGACAATTCCGGGACGCTGACGCTGGTGCTGTCAACCACCGGGCATTCTGCCGACTCCGATACTGGCATCGAAATTAAAACAGGCACCGCAACCAGGACTTTGGTTGGCATGGTGAAAACAGATGGGTCAACGCAGTTTTCTGACTGGTGGACATTGAGCTGGTTTAATCGGAAAAAGAAAAGCCACTATTCGGCAGCAACAGCAAATCGTTCGACCACATCAACGGTTTACGCGCAAATCAATGCTGAACTTGTTCTTGGCTTTTTAACTTGGGGAGAAGGCGTGGCCGCAAAAGCTTCGGCTACTCTTTTAACCACGCAAAATGCCAACTATTACATGACCATCTATCTTGATGGAACAACAGGGTCTGCGGCAGGAATGAGGGTTTATCTGGAGGGAGCTGATTACTATATCCCTGTTTTCTGCCAGTTTGTGGGTAGCCAGCCAGCAGAGGGATATCAT